GATCCATAGTCTTTAAATTGCGCAAACTTAGTTTCAAAGATTGATTTAGTTCTTGGCATATCAATCAAGACTTTTGTTTTGGCGTCTTGAATCTCAAACTTTTCTTCTTCTGTTTTATTTTGCGGCATGGCGCATTTTCTTTGATAATCCGCAAAAGCTTTTTTCAAAATCTTCTTTTGTTCCTCTAAATCTGCCGCTTCTGGTGCCCCAACTTTACTTGCAAGATAATTCATTTTTTCTAACGGCATTTTTTCTAACATATCCAAAAAAAGAAGTTTATTATTAACCCCAAAAGGACTTACCTTTTGAATTCCTTGTTGTTGTTCTTCTGCTTTTATTTGCTCAAGATCAACGGCATTTTCTTCCCTAACCTTACCATCTGTATAATGTTCAAATTCCATAGTATATATTACACTTAAAATGTTAATATTCTACCCAATAAAAAAGGGGGCCGATTTGGCCCCCTCTTTTAGAGTAACGATTAATAGAGTATTAAACGATGATACCAACAAGAGCGCGATTGTCCAAGCAAGCGCGGCCTTCTTCAAGACCACCCCAGTAACCAATCTTTCCTTGACGGATCGAATATTGGTCATCAACTTGCAAGGAGAATGTGCCATCATTTTCATCGACAGCGATTGCGCGGACAAGGGAATCTCTTCCACGGTCAATACCAACAATGATTTGGTCGCTTGCATTTGTGAATGATCCACTATAAGCATCACCAAAAACATTGTTAAATGATTTGCCATCGCCCAATTCATTGAATTCTAAGATGGAAACACCATAGAATTCTGGAATACCTGCGGAATTGAAAATGGACATTCTCAATTCGTCTGGAGCGGCGATAGAATCTTTAACTGAGGATACTCCTTGAAGTGAAGCGGCAGTATTGATTGGATTATAAGCCATTGAGCGGATTTCTTGAACGATTTCTGGAGAAACCAAGAGATCTGTGATACCTCTTTGAGCAATACCGCCTTGTGGTGTACCGCCGTACCAAGATGTGTTGATTCTCTTAGCTCTTGTCATAAGAGCATTCAAGTCAGCAAGCACGAAACGATTAGCTGCTGTTGCGGAAATAACGTGACTCAAGCCATTTGTTGTAGCATTGGCAAGAGCTGTCATAGCAACATTAGCAGACATTGTGTTTTGCTTTAAAAGAATTTCTTGAGCAACACGGGTAAATGTCTTTGCAACAACATCTAAGCGGGACTTAGCTGCATACTTACGATCAAAGGAAACGGCTGTATCCAATGAGTAAGTAAACATTTTGAGTTCCGACATTGTTGGAAGCACTTGATTTGTTGGCAAACCACCAGCTTGAGTTTGCGACCAAACTTCGACGTAATCTTCGTCAGTTACGTCATAATACAAGTCAAGAGGGATGCTTACATTGTCGTCTGCATTGTAGCGGATTTCTGTAAACAAGTTGCTCAAGACAGGAGCTTGGTTGATGACTTCAGCTAAAGTAGGTTGGATTAAGGTAGCTAAAGCAGCCTGCGCTTCGTAAGCAACATTCTTGTCCTTAGAAGCCATAGCCTTAACTAACTCGATCTGTTCTGGAGTATGTTTGAATGTAATCTTCATATTTTTAAATCCTTTCTATGATTATCCAAGTTTGATTACAAGGTACTCCCCTGCAAACTGATCTGTTGTGGTTCTGCTTGTGCGCGATCCTGTGCCAATAACCATACCAATCGAAGCTGCATTGCTAGGAGCAACGCCTGTAACTTTACCAGCATTTGAATCAGAAACTCTGATACCTGTGCCAACGGCATAATCGCCGCCTGTAATAGTTCCATCGAAAGCATTCGCTGTAATGGTAAAAATACCTTTTGTAGCAATAGGTACTGCTTGACCAGGAAGAACAGCATGAAGTTCTGCGAGCTTTTGTGGGTAATACAAAAGTTTTTCGCCATTTTCATCGAACTTAGCTGTTTGACTCAAGGTAAGACCAACAGGCATGTCTCCACTTGTAACTGGAGCAACCTTTTTGGCAACCTTCGGATATTGGGCGAAACCGACATGTGGATAGTCAGTCTTGCCAAGATAGGAGTCAGCACCATACGCTACTGGGTCAGCATTAAAATCACCTGCGGTGACTTTGACAAAAACCCCAGCATCGCCGTTGCCGACCCCTGTCACGTTCTCATTAACAGATCCGTCCTCAAGGGCGAACATGTTAATAACATCATTGTCATGATATTGTCTGAATGGTAGTAATCTTAGTGACATATTGTTGTTTTAGTTTGAAAATTAAGAAATAACGACATTATCTCTGGAAAATGCTTTAGCGAACTTTTGCGCCAAAGATTGGTCTTCCATGTTTGCGTTACTGTTGTTTGGAATGTCCTGAGCCTCTTCTTGAACATCTTCTAATGCTTGTTCGGCTACGACTTCGTTTTCTGGAGTTTCTACAAAAGCTTTTACTTCCTCAAGAACTTTTTCTTGTTCTTCTTTAATTTTAGCAATAGCTTCTTTAGATTTGTCCTTCAAGAAAATGGAAAGCTTGTTTTTATAACTTGCGAATGCTTCGTCTGATTCTAAACCAGCCAAGTCTTCAAGAATAGTTTTTCTTGCTTCATTGTCTAATTCATAGTTAGAATCAATTTCTTCCATTCTTTGATTAATCAAAGCGGCAACAGCTTCTTGTTTTTTGAGATTTTCGAATTCTTCGATCTTCTCTTGAGCGGATGCAAGCTTCGACTCAATATCGGCAATGGATTGCTTCAATTCTTCCTTCTCTTTTAATTCGTTTGCAATCGCTTCTTCCTTTTCTTGGATTTGCTGCAAGTATTGTTCGTTATGTTCTTTAATAGCATCAGCAAATTTGGCAGTGACACTTGCAATCACTTCTTCTGAAATTTTCTTTTCAGCAGCTAACGCCTCTTTGATTTGATTTAAAATTTCCATATTTTTTAATGAATCTAAATTGTTTACAACATTTTGTTCTGATTGAGAAATATCAATAGGGCTATTTAAAATATTAACATCGCTTTTTGCATTGTTTTTATCAGTATTTGGCAATGACTCGTCTTCCTTTTTATAAATTACTCCCTTAACATCTGCGGCTGGATTTTCAACAAGACCAATACCCAATGGATAAACTTCGCCCATAATTAACCTGTAAACTCTTTCTCCGCTTTCGGTAAAACCTTCGCCACCAAAGCTTCTAAGGTATCTTGAATAGTGTTCAACTTGATCTTCTTTATCGAAAATTTTGGCGTTTGCTATATTACTAGAACCAACTGCGATAGCATAAGAATTAAATCCAATCTCCCAACTCGCCGAAATAGATTGATACATTTCATTTTCTGGATTCATTGAATTTTTTAATTCATTATAGAACTCAGAATTAACTAACTTATAAATATATCCGCCGAATGATAAATTATATGGATTTTTTGTCATAGCAGCTTCTTCGCTGCTCATAACTTTATCATTATCTCTATTTGTAAATCCTGCAGAAGTTATATGCCCAACAATTCTGCTTCTATCATGTTCGATATTAATTGGTTTATTTTTAAAGTAATCAATTATTTTAACAGCAGTTTCAGATGAAATCCCCTCATCATTTTTATTAAACATATTAACTACAGCGCCATTGAAGGCGATTGAAAGCAGATCAATATCTTTCTTCTCGTCCAAATTTGGTAAAAATTCATTTAAAGAAGCTAAAGACTTCTCTTTAGGGGGAAGCGAAGATAATTTTACAATATCTGCCGCAAATATTTCGAAGTTGAATTTAGTTGTATATTTGTAATCCATTTTTAACCGTGATATATAATCGCCGCAGAATAATTATTTATTTCATATTCTTCGGCAATTTGTTCTATTTCAGGTTTTACACTTAATTTATCTAATTCTTCCGTATTATCTAAACAAGTATTTGCGGTGGAAATCCAATCTTCCATATCCTTAGAACAAATAATCCTTTCACATATATCACCAATTACATCATTTTGCTCGGCATTTAATTTGCGCAATTTAAAATTCTTTTTTAATTGCTTTTCAACTTCGGAATATAAATCGTTAATTTTAGCTATTGATTTTTTCAACCCATTTATAGATGCAGTAGCAACTGTCGTTGTTGCGCCAACTGGCCTACCTCTTTGCATTGGAACTTTGGTTGGCGCATCGCCCATTTCAGACTCAAGCATTGGAACTCCGCCCACAAGAGGATTAAAATATCCCTTTTTCCTTCTTGAGATAAATTCTTCTTGCTCTTCCGCAATTTCTGCTTCATTTGGCAATTGACCATTTTTCATAAATCTCATGCCCTGTTCTGGAGTCAATACCCCAATTTCCATTAATCTTGTCGCAATTCTCATAAGTTGAATATCATCTTTCATATCAACTTCTTTAAAAATTGCCCTTGGGATTTGTTTGAAACCTAAATTCCTACCTATTCTATCCATCTCTTTTTGTAAGAAATCATTCAAGAATTGGCTTCTAGCTTCTTTTAATCTATCAAGAAATACATTCGATTTAATATCTGTAGTGCTATGACTATCGTTTGTAAGCATGATATTCTGTAAACCATCTTTAATGTCTTGATTGATGATTTCATATTTTTCAGGCCCTAAAACTCTTCTTAAATCTGGCACAATAAATTCTGCCTTAGTTGTATAATCTGCCACAAGCACTCTCCCTAAGCTTTCATTTGTAAAAATACTTTGGAGAGCTTGAATGTTTTTTGGATTTACGCCGCCCTTTTCTGGTTCTGTGCCAGTTGTAATCATTAAAATTACATTTTCAACAGTCCTTAATATTGCCGCATCAAGATTCTTGAATTCCTGCTTCATATTTAAATCGGCAAGAACTGGGAATCCAAATGGAATAGCAAATGGCTCATAGTCTTGTTTTTTGTAAAAACTATAATAAAGTTTCTTTGAATCAAGCGGCATTGTTAAGCCATCTCTATTATATGCGCCATCTTTAATTCTTTTTCTTGTTTCTGGAGATAAGGATTGAAAAATCTTCTTGTCTTCTTCTGTCTTTGGATTTCTCAGATTTTCAATATCATACTGAGATAAAAATTTCTCATATGTTCTCATATTATAATAAGAACTATGAAGCGCCACGATTTCATACGGATTCAAAACAACATACTTAACTGGAATTTCATTCTCAGCGGCTGTTGATCTTGTCATTTTATTGTAGTCTTCTTGGGTAAATCTGCCGTCTATCCTATATAAAAATACATTTCCACCTCTGAAATATTCCCTGAAATACTGATCGGTAAGATTCCAAGCGCTTATTTTCTTTAACCATTTATAATAAAAATTTCTACTCCTTCTCGACCCGCCTTCTAATAATATTTCACTATTAGAAAATTCGGCCATCATATCTATAACATTTCTAAACAAAGCTATGTTAGCGTAAGCCTTTTGACATAGTAAGATAGAATCCCTAACATTTATTCCATCAGCAGTGTTTTCATAGGGTAATATACCAGATCTTATATTGCTATAACGATCTTCAATCAATGTTTTAGAAAGATTGTGGTTTTTAGTTCTTGATGTAGTGCTTGTACTAGTTCTAGCGAAAGATTGATTTACCGCTACAGGTAAAGACTCAAAAGAAGCATTTGATTGAAACATTTGCGGCCCAGAATCTGAATCAAATTTTTTCCAGTAATTTGATTTTTTCGTATATTTCCTTTTTTCAGACATATATCATATTACACTTTAAAAGTAACTTTTTAACTTTTAATTGTTACTTTATCAACATTGGAGTAAAAGTATCTTCAAAATCATCTACTTTTAAATTAATCATATCGTAGTAAGTATTCATCATCCAATTTCCCAAAACCAAAGCAGAGTAAGAGTCTTTTCTAGCTTTATTACGCCCAGATTGTTTTTTCAACGAAGACGGCAAATCAAAACTTTGAGTTCCTTGCGGAGATGTAGAAACTTCGATAAGCGCACATTCAGTTTTAGTAAGCTCTATATTTTCTTTTTGCATCTCTAGAAAATCAATTAATCTTGCCGTATTACTTTGTTTGCCGATTTCTTCTT